ACAATATAGTTAGTTTTGCACCAGAGTGTGTATTTTTTTGGAATACTGAGAACTATATTGATTTAAATTATGTCAATATCTCCAAACCTATTAAAAAATTATACTCAGTAGCTGCAAGTTTTAAACCAAATATGATTTTAAATAGATTCGGTTTCGATGAAGATACTGAGCTAGTATTCTATGATTATAGTAAACCTGCACTTGCCTTTAAAAAGTTACTCTTATCGCAATGGAATGGAGAGGATTATCCTGCCTTTTTAGCTTGGGCTGAAGCAAAGTATAATATTAGTGAAACTGGGGGTAATGAGACTGAAACACTGACTAGACAACAACTTTGGGAGCGAGAAATAGGATGGTGGGGATCTGAAAAAGCTATTAAAAATCATTGGGATCAGTATAAAAAACTAAAACACTCATTTGTACATTGTGATATCTGTGAAAATCCAGAAAAAATAACTTCTAATATTACAGATGAACCTAATTCTGTTATTTGGTGGAGTAATGCATTTCATACGGTTAATGCTCAGTATTTGAGAGGGTTGTCAGGAGTTAAAAAATGTTATGAAGAATGGTGCAACGAAATACATAATAAAAATCCAAATATTTGGATTTTAGGAAAAGATTACTTAGACAGGCCTGTTGAGGGAAATCAGATTAAGGATTATTTATATGCTTACAGTTGCGAAGACATTAATTAATTTCGATTTTGATAAGTGGGATAGAATTACTTGGAAAGATCATGACGATTATGATCTAAAGAATTGTGTTGATGCCATATCTTTAAAAAGTTTAGATGGAAGCGTACATAGTTTTTATAGAGAGGGTAATATTGAAAATCCAGAAGACTATAAACATACTGCTTATTACAAACTTTTCAAACCTCTTGTTGATTTTTTTGAAGTAAAAACAACTAGAGTTAGAATTCATAGACAACTACCAGGTAAAAAAACAAAATTACATACTGACGATAATAATGTAGGAATTAAAGATGCATCAGAGTATAATTTAAGACTCTTAACAGCTCTTACAGAAAGTGAGAATTTTATTTATCAGTTTAAAAGTAGTGGTAAACTAGATCAAATGTCTTTAAAAAAAGGTCAATCAGTAATATTTGATCCTGATATTGTTGCTCATGGGATGGTAAACTTTTCAAAAACTGAAACAAGATATTCTTTAATACAGGTATTCAAAGCTTACCCAGTTACCCCTTGGTTAAAAAAATTTATCAATACAGAGCAGATAATAAAACTATGAATATTGATTTTGGAACAGCTTTTCATAAACCTAATGGAAATGCAGTTAAAGTAACAATAAATGAATTTAGAGAAAAACTTTATTTACATATCAGAGAGTACTCAATGGATGGAGATACCGGTCAGTGGTACCCTACTAAATCTGGGTATTCAATTCCTGCAGATGAAGTTAGTTCCCTTATCCCCTTGCTTGAAGACGCAAGTGACGCGGTAGCTCAACGTTATATTTGGAGCACGCAATTAGAATTAGAATTGGAGTAAAAATGAGCATAAAAGCTTGGAATGACGAACAAGAAGCAGAATTAATAAAACTATATGCTGTAGAGGGACAAAAAGACGTTCATAAATTAGCTGAATATTTCTCAAAAGGTTACAGAAGTGTTATAAGTAAATTAGTTCAATTAAAAATATATGAAAAACCTATAGCTGAAGAAGATGATCGTTCTCAAACAGTTAAAGTAATGCTTCGTGAACTAGAGGAAATCCTTGAGATTGAAGTTGATGGTGTCAATCTTAACAAAAAAGAAAACCTTGTTAAACTTCTTAGTGCAATTAAACAAAAGGTTAATTAATGGCAACTAAAAAGAATAGAAATAATAAAGTATGGATGATTCCCGAAGGAGAAAAAAGAAATTCTGCTTCGTACCATTTTATTCATTCAAAAACCATGAATCAATTAAGAAACGGAGTTAAACTTCGTATGAAAAAATATCACCCTAAAACACGTCAACATGTTTGGTTTGTAGAAACAAAAATGCCACCACACTCTAAATAGGAGAACACATGAGAGAAACATATGAACAATATATGGTGAGACGATTACAAGAAGAAGAGCAAAAAGATAAAAAAATTAGTAGTGAATTAGAAGAAAGAGCCTGGAGGGATCTAGAAAAAAGAAATAGAAAGATATATGAATCTCCAGATGGAGGAAAAACTATCTACTCTAGACCTTTTGGAGAGCCTCTTAATCGTGTTGTAATTCAATCTCCAGAGAAACAAAATAACTTATCCAGTGCTACAGATATGGTAAATCATCCTCCTCACTATAATAAAGGTATTGAGACAACTAAATATATTGATTCATGGAATATGGGTTTTTCTCAAGGTAATGTAATTAAATATGTTACTCGATACAATTTAAAACATGAAGATAAACAAAAACAGCTTGAAGATCTCAAAAAAGCTCGTTGGTATCTTGAAGACTTAATTAAAATGGTAGAAAACTCGTAATACTTCGAGTTTTCTATTGATTCTTACTTAATTTCTCTGTTATATTCTTTATATGAGTTACAAAGAACTTAAACAACTTATCCAAAAACATAATCATGCTTACTATGATTTATCTGCACCTACTCTGTCTGATGCAGAATATGATAAGCTATATGATCAACTTGAGGCTATAGAATCTGCTCAAGGGTGGAGAGACTATGACTCTCCAACTCTTCATGTTGGCGGTGCAGCTGGTAAAATTACTCATCCTTATAAGTTGTATTCACTTCGCAAAATTTATGAAGGTGAAGAAGAAGTAGAATCTTGGATGGATGTGATTCTACCGAAAATTGATGGTTCAAATCTTACATTAGTTTATCGCAGAGGCAAACTTAAACTGGCAATCACTCGCGGTAACGGCGAACAAGGTGAAGATGTAACTCATCTTGCGGAGTGGATTAAAAATGTTCCTCACCGTATAGACACGGAATTTGATGAGATTGTTGTCAATGGTGAGTGTGTAACAGATAATGAAGTTGAAAACTTCAGAAACTATGTCTCAGGCGCACTTGGGTTAAAATCTGCTCATGAGTTTAAAGATAGAAATATTAATTTTATAGCACATGATTGGCTTGGAGTTGATATGGACTATAAACCTCGTATGAAAATTCTAACAGCAATGGGATTCTTTACAGTTCTAGAAGAACGTGCATGGAATTATCCAAAAGATGGAACAGTATATCGCTGTAACTCATATGTAAAATCACAACAGCTCGGATATACTTCTAAATATCCACGATTTGCTGTAGCTCTCAAAAAGCGCATGACAGAAGTTGCTATCACTACTCTACAAGAAGTATTATGGGTTGTAGGTCGCACTGGAACTGTAAACCCTACAGGAGTTATAGATCCTGTTGTGATTGATGATGCTACTATTTCTCGTGTCACTCTTCATAATATAGGTATTATTGAGGAACACAATTTAGGTTTAGGTGATCTAATTCAAATCGAGCGTGCTGGCGGTGTTATACCAAAGTTTATTGGTGTAATGCAACACTCTCAACACGGTATTAAGATTACAAAAAATCACGCAGAAGAGACTATTGGTCAGCAAACAAAACGAGATGGTCCTAGACTATTGGTTGCAGATCGTAATAACATTAACACATCAAAAGTTTTGGAACACTTTATCAAGACTATTGATATTAAAGGATTAGGACCTGCCTCTGTTAAGAGAATGGGACTAACACACCCAGTTGACATATTTGATGATCAACCTTGGGCAAAACTTGGTGCCAACGGTGCCAAAGTCGAAGCTGAGATTGAAAGAACAAAAACCAAACCTTATGATATTGTTCTTGCTTCCCTTGGCATTCCTGGAGTTGGTAGACGTGCTTCTAAATTAATTATAAGCAAGATTCCAGCATTCAGAAATCTAAGAGATATTGAAACCACAGAAATAAAAGGTATTGGCCCTTCTACTGTTGATTCAGTTTTATCTTGGTTAGACGAAAACGAAGAGTGGGTTTTAACCTTGCCTCTTCAACTAGAACAAAATGTCACGGTTGAAGAAACAGTTGGAGCTCCTGCTCGCAAAGTGTGTATTACAGGAAAGCTGGATATGACTCGCGGCGATCTTGCAGATCGTCTCGAAAACAAAGGATTTAAAGTAACATCAACAGTCACTAAAGATTGTTATGCTCTTATTACAGGCGGTGATACAACATCATCTAAATATAAGCGTGCTGTTACTCTTGGTGTAACCATTATCGATTATTGGTCAAGCCAAAAAGAAGTCTTAAGCGGTGATTTTTAATAAAAAGAAAAACAACCAAGTCACCATATACTGTCATATTTCAGTTGCTTGTTATAAAGTTTTTCTGTAATATCTCTATATAAAGTCAAGAGATTAAGAAAACTCTTGAAAATTCAACAAAACTTAATGTTCGAGGGGAACAATACATGTCTAAGTTTGAATACACTGATGAAATGGTTACTCGTATGCACGATGTTGCAGGTTCAGGAGTAACTGAAGATATTATCGAATCACTGATGGGTGAGTTCGATTTTCCACGTCGGTCAGTCACAGCAAAGCTTCGCAAGCTGGGCTATGACGTACCAAAGAAGCCAGGTGCAGCACCTGTATTCTCAGCTGACGAAACTGATGCTCTAGCATCATTTTTAGAAGCCAATTCTGGTAACATGACTGCTGAAGAAATTGCCGATTCTTTCATGGATGGTAAATTCACAGCACGCCAGATTAACGGTAAGGCTCTTTCACTGGAAATGACAGCTCACGTCAAGCCAGCTGAAAAGAAAGTAACACCACGTACTTATTCTGAAGAAGAAGAGTCAACAATCACATCTATGGTTGAAGGTGGTTCTTACCTTGAAGAAGTTGCTGATGCAATGGGTCGTTCTGTTAACTCCATTCGTGGTAAGCTTCTTTCAATGGGCCTCAAGGCTCCTCAGCGTGACAAAAAGACTGTTAAGTCAGATCCTTATGAAGGTATCGAAGACATGCTTGATCAAACAGTTGAAGAGATTGCAACCTCATTCGATAAAACTGTTCGTGGAGTAAAAACAGTGCTTACACGTCGTGGCCTGAGCTGTGCAGATTACACACCTAAAGCTGCAAGTGAGTAATTCTCGCTCTTAACTTTCTGATTGTTAAGGAGGGATGGTGGAAACACCATCCCTTATTTATATGACCCCAATAATTCTTGAAGATTTGTCTGATGAACTAATAGATACTATTCTTTCTTTACATCCAAAGGACAGAGCATCTTACTTTGAAAAGATGGCTAAAAACTACTATCCACATATTGAGCCCGAAACAAATGAATTTAATAGTTTAATTGAATCCTATAACTCATCTTTTTATGTTGAAAAACTGTATAGAACTAATCGTTTTTTTAACGAAAAATTTACGATAGTTTACACTGAAACAGGGCTAGTCCGTAACGCCATCTGTGATTTGTTCTTTGCAGATGATGACCTCATTACCCATTAAATGACATCTTGCTAATTGCACTCAGTTATGTTATTATTACTAATAATAACAGGAGATATCTATGCCAGAAATTACAGAGGCAAAAATTCGTCAAGCTATCTGGATGATTAAAGCAAAAAAGACTAAAAAGTCTATTTGTGAACATCTTGGTATTGCTTATAATACAAAACGTCTTGATCAAATCATAAAAGATTTCCATGACAGACAAGAACGTGAAGCTGAGTTAAAGAAAAAAGCTCGTTCAAAGATTTTTTCAAAAACTGAAAAGCAATCTATTGCAGACGATTATCTTAGTGGTGATTCTCAATCTGCCATTGCTAAACGCAACTATATTTCTCCACAACGTGTTAAGAACATTCTTATGGAGATGAACGTTCCTATTCGTGCTCGTGGAAAAGGTAAAGCTGCA